GCCCGCTTCGGCGTGAACTCGCTCAAGATGGACGACTTCTACGAGCGGATCGACCCGAACGCTTTCAGCATCGTCACGGAGCGTCGCGGCCGGAAGTCGCCGCTTGAGACGCGGGCTCTGTTCAATCACGACCCGAACGTCGTGCTTGGCAGGTTCCCGAACACGCTGAAGATGAAGGTCGATGAGCATGGTCTTCGCTATGAGATTCTCATGCCGGAGTCCCGCTCCGACATCGTTGAACTCATCCAGCGAGGCGACATCCGTGGCTCGTCTTTCTCGTTCATCGTTTCGCCCGGCGGCGAAGACTGGAGCGTCGAAGAGGGGCGTTCGATTCGCACCGTGAAGAGCATCGCCTCTCTGGTCGATGTCGGCCCCGTGACCTACCCTGCCTACCCCGACGCGAGCGTATCCGTCGCGAAGCGTTCATACGAAGCATTCATGCGGAGTCAGAACAAGCCCCGCCGAGACTTCGTTTCCTTCGCTGGCAAGATCGCCGAACTGCAGACGTTCCTCAAGGCCCGCACGCGATGAAGTCTGGCGATCAATGCCAACGATGCGGGAAAGCCCAGATGGGGGCAGTGTCGAGCCGCGCCGCTGGTGAGTACCAGATTCGGTACCTGAAATGCCCGCGATGCGGCTGTTCTTGCCGCAGCGTAATCAGGGCCGAAAACGTCAGAAGGCGGGGCATCTGTTCTAACTAGAACAACCTATCTGGACGACATTCGCCGGACTCGGTTAGTATCCAAGCATCGCGGCAGGAAGAAGCCGCACACTCAAGTTCACTAGGAGGTTCCCGTGGCCGCTTCTCAAGTCAAGGTTCTGCTCGACGAACTCGCCAAGGTACTCGGCGAGATCGGCGCTCTCGAAGAGACGCCCCCCGCCGAAGGCGACGCCGCCGAAGGCGACATGCAGTCCAACGCGGCCGACGTCGCGTTCGAGACGGCCGAGAAGGTCGAGACCCTCCTGAAGCGAGCCGAGGATCTCAAGGCGAAGATTGCCTTCTACGAGAGGGCCGCCGAGAAGGAGAAGGAACTTCGCTCGGTGCTGGAGCGTTCGGCCCCGGCGAAGGCGATCGAGAAGCGTTCCGAGAGCAACGAGGAGTCCACCGTGGAAAAGCGTCACTTCGCAGTTCCGAAGGGCCATCGCCCCCTGAAGGCGTTTCGTGGTCCCGATGCCGAGGAGCGTGCGTATCGCTCTGGTATGCACCTGAAGGCGTACACCTTCGGTGACGCCGAGGCCCGACGGTGGTGCCAAGATCACGGCGTCGAGGCTCGCGCTCAGGCTGGCGGCACGAACAACCTCGGCGGCTACCTCGTCGATGACGTCCTGATGAACGAGATCATCCGGCTCGTCGAAGAGTACGGTGCGTTCCCGCAGTACGCCCGCCGGCTCCCGATGACCACGGACACGATGGTCGTGGCTCGCCGCGTCGGCGGCCTGACGGCCCGCCCGATCGGCGAGAACTCCGAGCCTGCCCAGAGCGACGTGACGTTCGACAACGTCGAACTTCAGGCGAAGATCTGGGGCATCCAGAACCGGATTCCCAACTCGCTGCTCGAGGACTCGGTGATCAACCTCGCCGACCTCGTGGCGGTCGAGACCGCTCAGTCGTTCGCCGAAGCGTTCGACAACGCGGCCTTCATCGGTGACGGCACGTCCGCTTACCACGGCACGACCGGCATCTGCACGAAGATCCTCAACTCGGCCCACTCTAAGTCGGTCGTGTCGTCTGCTTCGGGCAACCCGACGTTCGACACGCTCGACCTGACGGACTTCACGAACGTGATGTCCCGCCTCCCGCTGTACGCCAGCCGTAACGCCTCGTGGTACATCAGCCCCGCTGGCTACGGCTCGTCGATGCTCCGCCTCGCCATGTCGGCCGGCGGCGTCTCGACGCAGAACATCGAGGGCGGCTTCGGGAACACGTTCCTCGGCTACCCCGTGCGTCTGGTTCACTCGATGGAGTCGGGCCTGACCGGCACTGCCGGTAAGGTTCTCGCCCTCTTCGGCGATCTGGCTCAGGCTGCAACCTTCGGCGAGCGTCGGGCGGTTTCGCTCCGCACCTCGACCGAGCGGTTCATCGAGTTCGACCAGACGCTGACGTTCGCCACGACTCGCGTTGCGATGGTCGTTCACGACCTCGGCAGCACGACGGTCGCCGGCCCGGTGGTCGCTCTCGTGGCCTACGACGACTGAAGTTGACGAGGCTCTAGCGGGCCTCGTATGATGACGCCCACGGATGGGCGAGCGGGCAGGGACGCCCATCCCTACCGCTCGCCCATCTTCATTCGTGGAGGCACGATGCTCGTCAAAGTTGGTGACATGACTGCCGACGTCCGCGTTCACGCGGTCATGTCAACGCCTCGGTCTGGCTTCACGGATAACTTCTCCGTCTGGGCTCAGGCGTTCATCCCGCTCGGGATTCCGGTCACGAACCACACCGGGGCGTTCTGGAGCCAGGGAATCCAGAAGGCGATTGAGAAAGTGATCGACGACTGCCAGTACGTCATCACGGTTGACTACGACACCTTCTTCACCAAGCGTGACGTAGAGGCCCTCATGACGCTCAGCATGGCGTATCACTGCGACGCGATTACTGGCCTTCAGGTCAAGCGAGACAGCGGCCTGCCGATGATCACGATGCTCGGGTGCGACGACAACCCGCCCGAGTCCGGCAAGACGACGGTGAGCCGCGACTGGTTCAGCAAGCCCATTCAGCAGGTGGACGCGATGCACTTCGGATGCACCGTCATCAGCACTGCCGCACTGAAGCGGACCCCGAAGCCTTGGTTCCAGGAGTTGGCAGACTCAAGCGGCGAATGGGGAAAAGGCAAGACCGACGCGGATATGTTCTTCTGGCGTCAGTTCAGGAAGGCTGGGAACCGTGCGTATGTCACGCCGCGAGTGCTGCTCGGCCACGGGGAATACCGAATTTTGTGGCCGAACCAGCAAATGAACGGCCCGATCTACCAGAACCCTGCCGATTTCGTCAACAATGATGGCAAGAGGCCACAAGAATGTTGGATCACCCCCTCCACTACCGAAGCCTAGTCAGGCTCACGCAGCCTGCCATCGAGCCAGTCTCTGTCGCGGAGGCGAAGGCTCACCTTCGCGTTGACATCAGCGATGACGACGCCTACATCGCCTCGTTGATCTCTGCGGCCAGAATCTGGTGCGAGGACTACACTGCCCGCACGTTCATCACGACGCAGTGGCAGATGCGGCTCGACGCATTCCCGAACGTCATCGTCCTTCCGAATCCGCCGGCGTCCACGCTCGTGCAGGAAGTGACGATCACCTACGTTCCGAACGCGAGCGGAGCGTCCGTGGTGCTTCCGTCGACTGAGTACCGAGTCGACCGGCTGGCTACTCCTGCCACCATCGTGCCGCGTTACTCGCAAACGTGGCCGACCACGCTCGACGACTACAATTCCGTTTCCGTCACTTGGCGGGCAGGCTACGGCGATACCGCAGTGTCTGTCCCGACGCCCATCCGCCACGCGATCCTCATGCTCGTGGCGACTTGGTACGAGCGGCGTCAGGCCATCGACAGCGTGTCCGCCACGGAAGTCCCATACGGCGTCAAGGCTCTGCTCGACATGAACCGATGGGGGTCTTACAGGTGATCCGCCCCGGCGAACTCAACGAACGAATAACAATCCAGCAGGCCACCGAGAGCAGGAACGCACTCGGCGAAATGGTCCCGACCTGGGGATCGTTCGCGGTGCGATGGGCGAAGGTCGAGGGCGTGTCCGCACGTGAGTACCTCGCTGGCGGGCAGATGGACATCTCGATCACGCACAAGGTTCGCATGAGGTTCCTCGCGGGGCTGAATCAGAAGATGCGTATTCTGTATCGCGGCAGAACCCTTGAAATCATCAGCCTGCTGGAACACGACAACAGGACAGTCCACGAGTTGATCTGCCAAGAGGCGGTGTGAAATGGCACGAATCGCACAGGACGGCTTGTCTGCTGACTTTGAGCCGCCGCTCTCTGAGTTGCGCGAGCGACTCAAGACGTTCGGCACTTCGATTTCCGCGAAGTACCTCGGCGCGGCTCTTCGCAAGGCCAGCGAGCCAGCCTTGCGTTCTCTCAAAGCGGAGGTCGCCAAGCGTCGGCGTGTCACCGGCAACCTCGCTCGTGCCATCTCGGTCAAGGTCAAGCGTTACACGCAATCGGGCAACGCAGTCGCGTTGATTGGGTTCGCCGCTACGCCGTACAAGCAGATTCCAGACAAGGGCGGCGGAAACGGGAAGGATCAGGCTTTCCACGCTGGGCTCATCGAGTTCGGAACGAAGAACAGGAAGACGAAGGGGCCGTTCGCTTCTTCGTTCCTCTCCAAGTCCCCGGGCCGCTCAGCCTTCCAGATCAAGCAGGTGAAGAAGCCGGGCCGGGGGCGGTCCCGGGCTTTGTTCATCAGGCCAACCCTGAAGCCCGCCTATCCAAAGGCTTTTTTCAAGCGGACGGCCAACGGAGGCACCGTTGATCTCGGCAGCACTCCGGCGTATGCCCCGATTCGCAACGCGTGGAATGCCAGCAAGAGTCAGGTCGCGTCCGAACTGCGCAAGAACATGGAGGCCGCGATCGTGAACGCCGCAAAGGACTTGTACGCACCATGAGCCTGAAGTCACCAGAGCAGGTCATCTACGACCGATTGTCAGCGCATGCCGACACTGCACCGCTGATCGGCAACAGGGTCTACCCAATCGTCGCCCCCTCCTCCACTGCCATGCCGTTCGCGGTTTACCGCAGAACGGGCATCCGCCGGTCGCAGACACTTTCCGGGGTTGTCGGCGTCCCTATCGTGACTCTCGAAATCGGCATCTACGGAGAAACCTACAACGGTGTCCGCGAGGTCGCGGATGCCTTCCGCAAATGTCTGGACGGGTGGGGCGGGAGTTCGTATGGTGTAGAAGTGAAGCGAGTCTCCCTGACGGACGAGTCAGACGGGCTGGCTGCACTTGAGGGTGGCGAGGTGCCTCCCATGTATTCGGTCACTCAGTCCTACGAGATTCTCTGGCAGGAGACATAAGCATGGCAGATACCCCCCATGACGGTTCGGGCACGACGGTCACGTTCTCTGGCGGTTTCTCTGGCGACGTCACCGGGATCTCGTACTCCGAGTCCGCCGGCGGCAACAACGACATCGACATCAGCCACCTCGGCCAGACCGTGGGCGAGACCGCCCTGTCAATGAGTCGCCCGCTCAAGGGCGGCGGCGGCGAGACCGGCAAGGAAGTTCAGATCGACTACATCGGCTCCAGCGTTGTCGAGGGTGGCAAGTCCGGCACTCTTTCGATCACCGGAGGCCTTACGATCAGCGGTGTCGCCACCTGCACTTCGTCGAGTGTTACGCTCGCCGTGAACGACGTCATCAAGGGTTCGGCCACCTTCCGGGTTGCGTAACCGATGGCCGTTTACAGCCACGGCGTAACCGTGACTTGGGGAGGCACGACCTACGAAGAGGTTGTCTCTTGCGCGATCAGTGGCGGTGGAGACCGCCAAGGTCGTGACTCCCCGTGGGCCGCAAGTCAGGGCAGCCTGCAAGTCGGGTGCCTCAGTCCAACAGGCAGCGACGTCGGGCTCTGCGGCACGAGGGAGAGTCTCTCCGTGAGCGGCGGCGGCATCAGTTACTCTGGATTCGCCGTCCTCGGTGAAATCACGGCCGAGTGTGAACTCAACGGCGTGACACGCTATACTCTGTCCTTCACGTTATGTGACTAGAAACCAACAGGAGAGTTGCTCATGGCACTCACGAAAGACGCGATCATCTCTGCGAACGACTCCGGTCTCATGAAGGTGGCAGTCCCGGAATGGGGCGGCGATGTCTTCATCAAGGTCATGTCGTGCGGCGAGCGAGACGCCTACGAGAACGACTGGGTCGTCAACAAGAGCAAGGGCGTCGAGAACTTCCGCTCGAAGTTCCTTGCCCGCTGCCTGTGCGACGAGAACGGCTCGCTCCTGTTCACCGAGCAGGAAATCCCGCTCTTGGCGAAGAAGTCGGCCAAGGTTCTGTCTCGGCTCTGGCAGAAGGCGATGGATCACAACGCCCTGACGGACGCGGACGTCGAGGAACTGGCAAAAAACTAAATATCCGGCCGACTCTCAGGTTCGCTTTCCGGTTGGCCGGATTCTTGAAGATGACAGTGGGCGAACTCTTCACGCGAATGGACTCGCGTGAGTTCGCCTACTGGCAGGCTTACCACCGATATTACGAGCCTATCGGCGGCGAGTGGGAGCAGACAGGTCTGGCAGTCGCGGCCTCTTTGGCTCCATACTGTCCTCGTGGACGGACGCCGAAGCCGAAGGACTTTATCCCAATCGAAAAGCCCCCTCAGCACAGGCTCCAGATCGAGGAAGAACTGAAGAAAATCCAGCGGGCGATGGCGGGAGAATGATATGGCAAACGCTATCGGCCTCGCGATGCAGATCAGTGCCAGCACGAGTTCGCTGGCTTCTGGCATTTCTGAAGCCGACCGCCTGATCTCCAAACTCGGTCAGGGTGCGGTAGCCGCCGGGAAGCAGTTCGACTCGTTCCGCGACTCATCCGGCGCGCTTCCGGCCGTGATGCAGTCGCTCGTGGATCAGGCCGGGTTTCTGGCCGACGCTTTTCGCGGCGGAGCGGCAACGTCGCAGGAGTTCAAGGACGGCATCGCCGAGGTCGCGGCTTCGGCGTCGGAAGTCTCTGCTCTGTTTCAGGCCGGAGCAGCGACGACTGCTCAGTACGCCACTGAGGAGGAGCGAGCCGCTCAGGCACTCGCTGCCGTCGAGCAGCAGTACGCAGCCGGTGCGATCAGCCTTGAGACATATGGCCGAGCCAAGGCCGACCTCACTGGCGAGACAGCCGCAGCGGCAGCGGCAGAACGCGAGGCCTCTGCGGCTCTTGCAGCGTCCGCTGCCGAGGTCGCCAAGGCCGAGCAGGAAGCAGCCGCGATCACCGCGAAGTATACGACCGAGGCCGAGCGGAAAGCGGCGGCTCTCGAAAGAGTGACCGCCCAGTACGAGGCCGGTAGGATCTCCGAAGAGACGTTCCAGCGGGCGACTGAAGACCTGACAGGAGCGACCGCCGCTGCTGCCCAACAAGAGCAGGAGATGGCATCGCTCCGCCAGAGGGCGGCTTCGATCACAGAGCAGGTCGCCACCCCGACAGAGCGGTACGCCAAGACGGTCGGCGAACTCGACGCCTTGCTCGAGCGAGGGCTCATCTCGCAGGAGACGTACAACAGGGCTCTTGAGCAGGCTCGCACGAACCTGGATCGGGCAGCCGCAGCCGCCGACGGGTTCGGCAAGAAGGCGGGCGATGCTGCCGACAGCAGCATGAAGTTCAACGAACTGTCTGGAATCCTCGGCCTGCTGCCGGGTCCGCTCGGCGGGATCTCCGCAAGGATCTCGTCGGCCGCGTCTGCGGCAGAAGGACTCGGCAAGGTGTTCGGCGGCGGTCTTTCTGGGGCCGTCTCTCAAGTCGGCCAAGCGTTCGCGTTCCTGACGACTCCGCTCGGCCAAGTCGCTGCCGGTCTTGTCGCCGCCGGGGCTGCGGCTGCGGCTGTCATCGCCAACGTATCTGCGCTCGCCGATCGCGTTGAGAAACTGAACAACATCTCGATAAAGACCGGCGCGAGTTTTGAGTTCCTGCAGGTTCTCGGCGAGGCCGCCGAGCGTTCTGGTTCTTCTATCGACGCGGCCGGAATGTCCCTGACTCGGCTCGCCCGCAAGATGGACGATGCAAAGAACGGCAGCAAGGAGGCCATCAAGGGCTTTGAGCGTATCGGCCTCAGCACCGAAGACCTTGCGAAGATGTCGCCAGAAGAAGTCTTCAAGAAGATGTCGGCCGAGTTGTCGAAGATGGAAGACCCAGCCGCCAGAAGCGGCATCGCGATGGACTTGCTCGGCAGAAGCGGCGCAGAACTGCTGCCGACCATCATGAGTCTTGCCGACTCCGGCCCAGACATGCAGAGGTTCTTCGCGATCCTGAGCGGCTTTGACAAGGTTCGCCTCGAAGGCGTCGATGCCGCGTTCGAGAAACTGAATACTGCTGGTAAGGGGCTCACGAACTCGCTGACGCTTCCGTTCGCTGGCATGGTTGATAGCGTGACCACCGGACTTGCGGAGTTGATCGGAGGCATCACCGCTATCACGAAGCCGATTGGGCAGTTCCTTGAGCCGCTGTTCACTGGCATTGGCAGGCTCGTCGAGGTCATCGGCATGGCGTTCGGCACCATCGGACGCAACATCGGTGCGGCACTCGCACCGCTTGGCGAGTTCGGCGCGACGATGAGCCAACTTTTTGACCCGATCAACGAGGGGCTGGTCGACCTTCTTGGGTATCTCTTCGAGGTCAGCACCAGCGTCACTGAGTTCATTGTCTCGTGGAGCCCGCTCGCGCTCATCAACGACGCGATCCAGTTGGCCGCTGGCCTCGTCACCGAGTTCGGCTCAGCGGCCTCCGCAGCCTTTGAGCCGGTCATTGATGTCGTTGGCCGCGTCGGGGCGATCTTCGAGGCGGTCTTCGGCAAGATCGGGGCGTATGTTAGCGAGTTCGCCAGCAACGTCGCCGGGAACTTCGTCGTGATCGTCGAGGCGTTCCTTGAGTTCACCGGCGTGGGCCAAGTCGTCTCTGCGGTCGCTGACTCCATCGGGCAGGCTTTCAGCAGCGCGTGGGAGATCATCAAGGGCGTAGTCGGAACCATCGGCGGCCTCATCGAAGACATCCTGACGTTCGCCGAAGACTGGCTCGGGATCGCGAAGGACGTTGAGGAGCCAGTTGTAGCCACAGTTGAGATCGAAACCCCAGCCGTCGAGATCGCGAAGTCCACAGGGGCGGTCTTCTACGCCGAAATGGACAAGGCTACAAAGAAGGCGGCCGAGTTTGGACAAGAGGGCGTCGCCGCGTCGCTCGCCTACCAGAAGTCCCTTGAGGACATCAACGCTCTTGTGCAGGACGGCGAACTGGATCAAGAGGCACAGAAGAGAGCGGTCGCTCAAGCCACGGCCGAGTTCGACCGCCAGATCGCCTCGCTTGAGCAGCAGAAGAAGGCCCGCGAGGACGCCGCGAAGGTTGCAGAGGACGCCGCGAAGCGGCAGGCCGACGCAGACAAGAAGATCGCCGACGCCGCGATCGAGGCGAACAGGGCTCAGGCAGAGTTCGGAGGCAACAAGGCTCAGCAGAAAGCCTCGGAAGATCTGGTCGCTATCGACCGCGAGCGAGCGCGTGTCGAACAAGAGATCGCCGCAGCCCGCGATGCGTCGGATCAGGCCGCTATCGCCGCCGCCAACCAGAGGCTCGCCGCGTTGGATCAGGCCCGTGCGGCAGTCGCCGAGACTGCGCAGTTCGGGTTCAATCAGGCAGACGTCGATAAGGCCATCAACGATGTCGCCGACAAGATCGACAAGGACATTTCGCAGTTCGAGATCGACCTTGATCCGCAGGCGGCTGACGAGTTCTTCGACAACATCGAGGACCTGAAGCAGCAACTCAATGACAAACTGATCGACCCGAAGCAGTTTGAGACCGCCGCCGCCGAAGCAAAGAAGCAGTTCGAGACCATCACGAGCGTCGTGGACAAGGTGTTCGGCTCGTTTAGCGAGGCGGACTTCGCCATCGCCCCAGACGCCGCAGACGCCCTCTTCAGCCGCATGGAAGAACTCAAGCAGCAGTTCAAGGATGGCGTCATCGACGAGAAGCAGTTTGAGCGCGCCGCCGGTACGCTCAAGAAGGGCTTTGAGGACGCCAAGAAGCAGGCAGAAGATATTGCGAAACTCGAAGAGAAGTACGCCGAAGAGGCTGCCAAGATCGAGGAAGAGCGTATCAGGGAACTGTCGAAGACTTCGAGCGAGTCACTCAAGGCGACCGACTTGAGAACATCAGAGGGTGCGTCGGAACTCTTGAGGCTGGCGTCCGGCCGCGAAGACCCGGCAATCGAGGAGTACCGAAAGCAGGTCAAGAAACTTGACGAGATCAAGAAGGAAATCGCCAAGATCGGGCAGCAACCAGTGGAGATCCTCTGATGGCAGTCACCAGTGTCCGCGAGGTTATCGGTCGCGGGCTGACGCACGAGTTCGGGAAAGCCCCATCGGCCGAACGCAAGTTTGTCTGCTCGCTCGATGACCCGAATACGCCAACGCAAGAGATCATCAACGCGGTCGGGATCGCCCACTTGGCCCCCCATCCCGAGTACGGGTTCCTGTACGCTATCAACGGCTCGTTCAACGAGGGCTCTCCGACGCCGTTCCACGCCGAGGCGACCATCAGTTACGGCGTCCCGCAGGAGGAGGATCGCGACGCGAACCCGCTGACGCGGCAGGACATCTGGTCGTTCAGCACGAGCGGTGCGGCGGTTCCGGCGTTTTTCTACTACGACGGAACGACCGCGAAGGTTCTCGTGAACACAGCCAACGATTTCTTCGAGGGCGCACAGACTGAAGAGGCCGAGGTTCGCGCGACGATTCAGGGTAATCGGGTGAACTTCCCTGTCGGGCTGGCAGCACAGGTCACGAACTGCGTGAATAACGCGACGTATCTCGGCGCGCCGCCGCACCACTGGAAGTGCGCGGGGATCTCGGCAAGTAAGGTGACCGAGGTGGTCAATGACTTTGAGATAAAATACTGGCAGGTCACATCCGAACTCGTCTACCGCCAGAGCGGATGGTCGCTTCAACTGCCGAACGTCGGGTATAACTACCTCGAAGGCGGGCAGAAGAAGCGTGCGTATGTCATCGACCCAGATGACGGCACAACGAAGATTCCCTGTGCGAACCCGGTGGCACTCAACACGAACGGCAGCATCAAGACAAGCGGGCCTCCCGAAATCCTTGTGAGGCGAGTCCACAAGGAGGTTGACTTCCAATCACTGTTCGGCACCCCTCCGACCTAGCATTCATCATGGCAACCAATAGAGGCGGAGGCGACGAGTCGGTCTCCTTCACAAAAGACGCCGCCCGGCGAATCGCGGACACGGTTCGCTTCGTTGAGCAAGGCAATCGCGACACGTACTCGCCGGTCTCAAGCCCCCGAGCCACTGGCGGCGGCGGCAGCGCAATCAGGCTCTGCACCTTTACGGGGGCATGGGCTATCGGAAGCGTGAAGACCTGCACAATCAAAGAGACGACGAACGAAATCGAAGTAAAGAACTACTTTCACCACATCGGTGCGAACTGCGGCCAGCGAGACTGTGCGGTCGCAAAAGTGAAAAGCGAATGGATCCTTGTCGCGGCTCAGTGCGGGTGACTCGTGGCCTCATCTTGTCCTAGTTGCGGTCAGTGCGGATGCGGCTGTCAGTGCGGGTCGCTTCCGTTCACGATGACTGTCAACTTCCGTGAGATGTCGAACAAGACTCACGGCCCGTACTGCGCCCTGACGTTCTCGTCGAACTTCGGGAGCGGCGCGGCCGGCGTGGCGACTGATCCCGGCGGGTGCGACGGGCCGTCTGACCCGCTGTGCGAGATACCTCCGGAGCCGGTCGACGGCGAGTGCGTGGAACCACCGGAGCCGCAGTACGAGCCGAGCAACCGCGGTCCACTGATCGGCGTGCTGCTGACCAATCCCGGTTCGTGCTACGCAAAACTTGGCAGAGTCGCCCCGGAACTGACCGCCGCCGCCGGCGGAGAAATCTCGGACGCGACGTTCACTGTCAGCGCAACGCAGCACGAAGACAGCGATGGCTTCCACTACTGGAAAGTATCGTCAATCTCCGTATCCGGCGGCGAGGGCTACCATCACCAGTCTGAACTAACGATCTCGCACTCTGTTGGCGACACGAAGGTGACCCAGGCCACGGCAAAGGTGAACGCTAATGCCGACGGCGTCCCGGTGTCTGTGACAGTAACCGAGGACGGTGAGTATTATCGGGAGTCAAAAGATGCAGAGCCTTATGTCGCTGAGGTGACAGTTACGCCGTGCGGGTTTGGAGGTGCCGCTGGCGGAATTCCTCCATGCCCCCCTAGTTATGGCAAGGAGGAGTGCGATGGCTGGCCGGCTGAGTACCTAGCCTCAATCTCGGCGGAGATAACGGCAACGGTCAACGATGATCCATACGATGAAAAATTCGGCCAGATACAGCACCTCACGATTACGAGGGGTGGCTCAAACTATCTGGCGTGGCGGTGGAGGAACGTCTGCCTAGTCCGGTCGAACATGGGTCGGAAAGGCGGCTTCGTGTTGCGTGCAACGACGCCGACGGAACTCGTGTCGGTCTCGCCGATAGACGGGTGCTACGGAGGAGGGGCGTGTGCCAGAGTCGTCCCGCTCGGGGACAGGAGGGAACCTATTGTCTGCCTCTCCGGTGACGGCACGGGCGGGTTGATAACGGCCGTAGTGGAGTCGGACTACGAGAGCGAGGACGATAATCCGTGGAAGCCGTACTGGTTTATATCAAAGGTGAACGCCTCTGGGGGCTCTGGATACACCGACGGGTCGCTCGCGTCTGTTACCTTCCTCGGCGGTCCCCCACACGCGACAGAGGATGAGACGGTGGTGGTTGAGTTGTCGGCCACTCCAATCGTCATCGACCCGCAGACTGGCGCAAATTCGGGTGGAGCCCTTACGGGGGCAACGGTAGTGAACGGTGGGAAGTTCTACATCCAAGAGGCTTATCGGGGGAATCCGACGCCAATAAAAGAGATAGAGTTGGTCAACAGAGGGAGCGGCTACGCTAAAAAGCCGCGAGTCAGGCCGGAGGTTACGGCAGTCGCTACCGGGACGGCAGGGTCCGGTGCAACCTTCACGCCGACGCTATCGGTGGAGCAGGATGACTGCGGGGTCGACTACTGGTATGTCTCATCAGTCTCGGTTAGCGGCGGAAGCGGATACGGGGCAGGTGCGGCCCTTTCGTTTGCTGTCCAAGGCGACGGCGTATCCGAGGAGCCCGCAGAGGCATCGCTCGTCGCCGCCCCGTCCGACGGAGTGGACGGGGTTCCGACTGGCGTCACCGTAGCGAACGGCGGGAAATACTACCTAGAGGATGACGAGGGCGAGGCGTATGTAGCGGACATTGCGATTGACATTACGCAAATACCACCGAGCAGCGGGAGCGGGGCTGAGTTTGAGGCCGAAGTAGAAACGAACCCGTCGAGCCCGGATTTTGGCAAGATCAAGAAACTGCGAATCAAGAACAGCGGGAGTGGGCACTCTTTGTGGGGAGGCCCGACTGACTGCGAGTATTACGGCTCGTGCGGAGTTACGCTCCGGTTTCTCGGGACAAACAAAGAGCCTGAAGTCGAATACAACGGGGCTGTGTTTCGGGCGGACGATCCACTTGTTGACTGCAACTACCCGCCGCCGAACGCTACCGCCCTGCATAGCGTTGAGCGTAAGGCTGAAGCCAGTATCTATCGAGGCGGTGTCTGGGACCCCTACGAGAGATGCGCGTGTGACCCTAACGACGGCTCGAACTGCACGCCGCTTGCTCCGCCGGCCGTGTGCGGCGAGGCCACGTCATCTGTCCCGTGTCCCCCGTGCCGCGGACAGTGTTCCGAGTGCCGCCCGTGTGCCACCGGCTGCACATGCACCAACGGAAACTGCGAGCCGTGTGAGGGTCCGTGCGACGGTGACGCCCCGTGCCCCGAAGGCTGCGTGTGCGTTGGCGGAAAATGCCTGTCGGCCGGCGAGTGCTATTGCGACTGCTATGAAGTCTCTGTGAACGGGAAGTGGGGATTCAACCCTGACAATTACTCTGACCCAAACAACGAAGGCTGGGGCAGCGGTTTTGGGTACAACTGCAACCCCACCGGCGCGTCGTACACCAAACTGGACTATCCGGTTCGGTACGACGGAATATATGTGACCATCAATGGGGCGACCGCAGTAGTTCAGCAAGATTGCGACACGGGATGCGCAGGCGCGGGGTACGTGTGGCCCAACGCGACCCTGACATTCGGTGAGGACGGATGCCCCACCGGGATTGACCTTGGAGAGCCGGTCTTTTCATGCAGTCCAATTCCTTACGAATACGCATGCAATCCGATGTTCGGCGACTGGGGCGGGACTGAGGAGGAGGTTTGCCAGAAGGCCCGGAGGTTCCTTAACGATCATGAACCGGACATTCAGTTTCGCCCCTGCGTAGAGAACCCGCTCCCATGATTTCATGCCACAGACAACACCTTGTCGCCCGCTGCCGCCAACGTGGCTACACGCTGGACGAAGTGCGGCCCTGCATCGTCAGCGAAGACGGCGACCAGATTACGGTGGACGAGACGCACGGCAGTTACCCGCGTGAGCCGAAACCGGGTTTCGTGCCGCCGCAGGCCAAGGCCGCACCGCCCGCACCGGCGAGCGGACCCGGCACGGAACTCAAGAAACTCCTGAAACTAGTCGGCATCACCGCCACGCCCAACTGTTCGTGCAACGCCAAGGCGAAGGTTATGGACACGAACGGGGCCGATTGGTGCGAGGCCAACCTCGACCAGATCGTAGGCTGGCTCCGCGAGGAGGCGACGAAGCGGAAACTTCCGTTTATTGACGCAGCGGGACGGCTTTTAGTCCGGAGGGCAATCAAGAACGCCCGACGCAGATGAAAACAAAACAGACTTGGCCCGATGATGACGATGACGATGAGACCGACCTAGATGGGGACATAATCTGGCTGCAAGGAGGCAGCAACGATGTTCAAAACCAAAAGCCTGAGCCGGGGAGTGGTGGAGATCGAACTGTCGAAGACGCCAGCGTGGGTCTTCCTGAGCAGCGATTGGCACTGGGACAGCGTCAAGTGCGACAGAGAAAAACTAGAGCAAGACCTTCGGCTCGCAAAAGAACTGGACGCTCCGGTGCTGGCGTTCGGGGACGTCTTCGACGTAATGGGCGGAAAGTTCGACCCAAGAGGAGCCAAGGATGAACTCCGCCCGGAACTGCTTCGCGGAAACTACTTCGACGAAGTGATCGAGCAGTGCGCCGAGTGGCTGAAGCCTTACTCGAAGCAGATCGCTGTGATCTCCCCCGGAAACCACGAAACTGCGATTCGCAAGCGGCAGGAAACGTGCCTGACGACGCGACTCGTGGAGCGACTGAAGATCGCCGGCTCGCCTGTCGTGCAAGGTGGGTACTCTGGATGGGTTTTGGTGAAGAGGAGAGACTCGAGCAAGCACGTAGCGTCCCACACGATCTGGTATCACCACGGATACGGCGGGGGCGGTCCAGTCACTCGCGGAGTCATAGACTTTTCAAGGTTCCTTGTAGATATAGACGCCGACTCAATCGTCGCCGGACATATCCACCAGAGGACGCTCATCGAGTCCACAAGGCAGCGGCTCACGCTTCATGGCATTCCAAGGGTTCGCCCTATTTACTTGGTGCGCTCGGCGTCATATAAGAACGAGTGCCTCACCGACGGCTGGGCGGTTGAGAAGGGCATGAGCAGCCGCCCGCTCGGTGGGTGGTGGCTCAGGCTCACAATCAACCGCGACAACGGCGAACTCAACGCTTCATATCACAATCACCCGGAGTGAACCATGCGAAGGCTCGAAGGCTCTGACAAGCGTATCAACCCCGGCTCGCTGGCCTTCATGGAGGCCATCGAGGAGATCCGCGAGACTCACATCAAGAAGTCACAGGACTACGGTGATCCGTCCGACGCACTTGCAAACATCAAGGTCGGTGCCGAACTCGTCGGCATTGAGCCGTGGCGAGGGTGCGTCATTCGCATGGCCGACAAGATGCAACGCATCAAGGCGTTCTGCCGGGACGGCAGCCTAGCCAACGAAGGTTTCGAGGACGCACTGCTCGATCTGGCCTCATACGCCGTCATCGCGCTTGTCATGTTCCGCGAAGAAGAAGTCGCATGAAGGTCTACATCGCGGGGCCGATGACCGGACTTCCGCAGTTCAACTTCCCGGCGTTCGACGCGGCGGCTGAGAAACTTCGGCTTCTCGGCCACGACGTATTCAACCCGGCACAGGTTGACCGCGAACTCGGCTTCGACCCATCTGTGCCTTCTGTGTCAAAGGAGTTCATGCGTTCGGCACTTCGCCGCGACTTGTCGGCCATTTGTGACGCGGACGCAATCGCACTCCTCACGGGCTGGGAAAACTCTCACGGTGCCAGAATCGAGTGGATGCTGGCTGTCTATCTCGGACTGAAGATCTTTTACCTCTAATCGGAGAAACGAAAATGAATCATCTCACTGCAACTCTCGCCGCGAAGATGCTCGAATGCTCGAGGAGCAGCGTATGTCGTGCGGCGAAAGCGAGCGGAGCCGGTATCTACGCGAACGGTCGTCTTGTTGCGATCCCAGAGAATCAACTCAACAAGATCAAGCCGTTCATTCACGAGACGGCAGGCAACCCAGATTGGATTGCCGCGAAGAAGCGGCGGAAGCCTGCCCGCCGGGGCGTGTAATATATAGCCTCGCCGCCCCGGCCCCCCCACGGTGATAACCCCCCTGTATTGCTCAAGGCTAAATACTATTGCACCGTTTGGCCGATAATGTAATAATAGTGGTGTCGGTTGGGCGTCCAGCCGCGTTCAGTTTCCAAGTGAGTTGAAAGGGTTCAACGATGGCTATCAAGTTCCGCATCGGTCAGGGCATCAAGACTCGTTCCGGCAAGATCATCACGATCCAGAAGATCGAGTGGGTCGCCGGGGCTGGCTCGCGTCGCAAGCGGATCATCACGATCAAGTGGGAAGACGGCACCGAGAACCGCGTCACGAAGCGAGCCCTGACGAAGATGACGACCGATGCGTCGCAAGACACGCCCGACGATGATGATGACGACAACGATGATGTCTCGACTCCGGCTCCGTCCGTCCCGACGAATCCGGGTCTCAGCAGCGATCTGGCTCAGGCGATCGCTCAGGCTGTCGCTCCTCATGTGAAGAGCAACATCAGCCGAGAGGAAGTCGAACGCATCGTTGACGAGCGTGTCGTTGACGTTGTCATGCCTCGTCGCGTCGAGTGCGTGAGTCCGGTCACCGGCGAAGTCCGCGACGTCGGAGTTCAGCACGTCTACTTCGAGGCGATCCGCCGTATCGCTATGAATAGGATGAACCTCTGGCTCACCGGCCCCGCTGGTTCTGGCAAGACGAGCGTCGCTGCGGCAGTCGCCGAGTCGCTCGATCTTCCGCACTACGCCCTGAGCGTCTGCTCATTGACGAGCAAGGCCGACCTGATCGGCTACAAGAACGTGAGTGACGGTGCCTATGTCAAGACGGACCTCCGTCAAGCGTATGAAGAGGGCGGCGTCTTCTTGCTCGACGAGGTTGATGCTGGCAACCCGAACGTGATGGTGATCGCGAATGCCATGCTGGCGAACGACCAGTGTGCGTTCCCTGACGGCATGGTGAAGAAACACAAAGACTTCATCCTGCTGGCCGGAGCGAACACCATCGGCCTCGGTGCCGATAAGCAGTATCTGGGACGCAACGCTCTGGACAAGGCGACGATTGATCGGTTCGTGATGATGGAGTTCCCGTACGATCCGGCCGTGATGGCGGTCATGTGCGGCGTCGCTCCGTCGTGCTTCGGTGAACTGCGTCGCCCGAAGCCGATTGAGTTCATCCAGACCGAGGACAAGGCCGATTCGGATAACGATGCACGGCTGAAGGCCGCGACGAACCAGCGGTGCGATGCGTTCTGCCGAACAGTGGCGAAGGTGATGGGCGTCGTTGACGAACTCAAGATTCGCCATCTGGTCGGCCCTCGTGCCGCGTCGAGCGGCTGCAAGTTGATCCGGCTCGGCTTCACGACCGACGACGCGATGAACATGGCAGTCTGGAAGGGTCTCGACGCTGACACGGTGTCCAAGGTCATGGCTCGGGTCTAACTCATCAACCAACAGAAAGGAAGCATGAACATGAACGACAGCATCAAGATCGACGAGCGGCACGAGTTCGGCTCACTCGCCGAACTCATCAAGGACAACCTCCGCTGGAACGGAGCCCCTGTCGATGGGGCGTCATCGCACGAACGCGGAGGCACTCGGTTCAACGACTTCACCGAGTCATATGATGCGGCAGTGAAACTCACGCAGAACGGCTGGCGTGAAGGTGCGAAGCGAGTCGAGTCGCTTCGCCGCGACCTCGACGATGCCGTGCAGACTCTGGTCGCAGCGAAGGCCGCGAACATGGTCTATGCGGTGGACGGCGATTGGGTGGATGTAGGCAGGCTTGTGACGGGCGACCCCGAATGCTGCGGCTCGTGGCATATTCAAGGCGACGACCGCAACGAGAAGGTGATCAAGGTCGTGGCGAACGTGAGCGTGAGTTGCGCCGTGAACGCGGAGACGATATTCGCTCGCGGTGCAGCCTGCCTCGCTGCCGTTGACATCATCGAGTCGCTCGGCAAGCGAGTCGAACTCTGGATCGGCCTCGGCCTGAACGACTGCGGCAAGCGGATAGAGACGCACGTTCTCGTGAAGCCTGCGAGCCAGCCGCTCGAACTCGACCGGCTGGCGTTCACGCTGTGTCACGCCTCAATGCTGCGGCGAGTCCTGTTCGCCCATATGGAACTCAACAGGCACAATCCGTGCCGTACATATCCCGGGCCGGTCTGGTCCGAGGATGCGATCATCCTGCCCGAACTCAAGACCGGACGCGCTCCGGGCCGCGAGGAGAACATAAGGGAGGTCATCAAGATCTGCGAGTTGGCTGGCATCGTCTTCAATGCAGAAGACCTCGCCGGTCTTGTTTCTAGTGCGTTGTAATTATCACCATCACAGGAAGGAAACTGAAGCATGAAAGCCCACTTCATTCGGATCGACGCTGAGGAAATGACAGACCTGCTCTGTGCGACGCTGGTTTGCCGCCTCCGTGAACTCAAGTGGCCTGCCGGTGAGGCCGCGATGGCTGCCGACAAGGCACTCAAGATGGTTTACAGCAGGATGGAGGACATTCAGGTGCAGGCGGCTCAGGACATGGGCCGGATCGCTGCCGGTGGCGGCAACGAGGCGATGATGCAGAACATGGCGAGGGCGGTCTTCGCCGTGGAAGGGATCAAGATTGCCGATGAACTCAACAAGTCCCGCCTCGCGGGCTTGAACTGAAAGGGAAAGAAGATGAACTACATGAACATCATCATGGACACGCTCGGATCAAGGACGCCTCGTGCTGCCGGAGTCTGCTGTGCGGCGTTCGTCAAGAGGCTGCGGATGCACGGGTGGAGCCGGGAAGCAGTGGACGGCGTGAAGGTGCAGGCTATCGACGAGATGCGAGAAGCCTTCGATGACTGCTCGTCGCACCTTGCGAGCAACTGCGTGAGACTCCTGGAGTCCGGCGAGGACTTCACTGAGGAGCGTCTGCGTGATTTGGTTGAGGCCGAAGTGTTCGCCGAGTTCGCGTTACTCGGCATTCGGGTGGCTGATTCTTTTGACCTTTGAGCAAGGAGGCTGTCGTGGTTGATTTCAACAAGATCTCTGCTAAAGACCTTTCGGTCGGCGATCAGTTCAGGCTGGCAGTCGGCGAGGTCATCGCCGATGCGATGAAGGCCGCGATGATGCTTGTCCAGTCTGGAGCCCTCAACGGCCTCAGTCACAACAAGCGGGCTGAAGTCCTGACGGCGATGACGATTCCGAGCGTCTACAAGATCGAGGGTGTCATTGAGGAATTTGCCAAGCGGAAGGAGGCCGAGTGATGGTTACTCAGGATCACTACGTCGTGAACGACAAGATCACGCTTCGTCAGGGAGACATCTTCCGTGCGAAGGCTGGCCCGTACTACATCGCACGCGACGAGAAAGGAGGGAAGCGTCGCGTGCCTATGGCGGCGAAGGGGCCGTTCAGGTTCGTTCGCTACTGCGAGGCGTCGAAGCGGAAGTGGATCGAGGCTTGGTCAGTGAAGGAAGGCAGCATCGCCATCCTGTCGCTGAACGGGCGTCGCTCGCTGATGCCCGGAGTCCTGATACCGCGTCCGTATCACATCACCGGGCGAGTCAGCGCGAAGAAGGCGATCAAGATCGCGGCGAAGATGGCGATGAAGGGAAAGAAGCCGCGTCGGGTCAAGGAGCAGGCTGCGGAGGCGTTCGCGCCGCCCGCAAAACCGGCCCGCGACACGCGGCAGGCTGCGGTTGACTCGGTTTTGGCGGGGCTGCTCCCTATTGCCCCGTTTGGTGGATAAGGCTATATTTACAGTGTCGGTTGGGTGTTCCAGCCGCTCGGTTCAGTTTCACACGAAAGGGTTCAAATCATGTTTCGCAACATCATCAAGAAGTTCGCTCTGTCGCTGGTCGCCGATGACATCAAGTCCATGATCAACGATGCGGTTGCCGATGCGATGGAGGGCATCTCGGAACACATCGACCTCGACGATCTGGCGTCCACGGTCGCCGAGTCGATCGAGATCGACACCGACGAGGTCGCTCGTCACATCGACACCGACCGCATCGCCGAGTCGGTCGCAGAGAACATCGACACCGACCAGATCGCTGACAACGTCGCTGGCAACATCGACGTTGACACCGTCGCTGAGTCCATCGCCGAGAACATCGACATGGAGGCCATCGCCGAGAACATCGACCTCAGCGATCTCGCGAAGGCCATCATCAAGGTTCGCCAGATGCAGCGGAAGACTCGGCTCATGAAGGCTGGCAAGTGATTCACCCAACTCCTCCAACAGAAAGGAACCTAAACATGAAACACTCCGACATGTCCCGTCGTGATCGCCAGTATTTCGCCCAGAGGAAGCGTCAGGCACGGGCTCACGAGCGGCTGCTCGGCGGTGCCGCAGCGATGGATCTGGCGTTCCTCAATCGGGCTCGCAAGTTCATGGAGCGTCGCGGACTCTACTCGAACCCGAAGGCTCGGGCCGCGCTCGCTGAACTTGAGTTCGAGACGGCCGATCTGATCAAGAAGCAGTCCTGAAACACACTCCAACAGAAAGGGTCAATCAAATGGCTTCCATGTCTTACTGCCTGTTCCAGAACACTGCCAGCGAACTCGATCGCTGCGAGGACTCTCTTGAGGCTCTGTTCAACGACGTCGATTCCAGCCAGATCGACTCCCTTGAAGAGCGTGAGGCCGCAGTGAGGTTAGTCGCTACCTGTGCTCGCATCATCGACATGATGATGGAGTGGACTGGTGCTGACGATGTCGCTGATGTGAACAACCCTGCGATCAGGGCAGCGATCAAGAACGCCCGGAAGGTCGCGGCTGGATATTGTGATGTCGGTACGGATGGCGAATAAAACGGAGTTGCAAATCGGAGGCAAGGAGGCCACCATGAACGTCGAAGTGTTGATTCAGTTGCTCCTGCTCGTTCTGCGGATTGTTTCCGCAGGGCAGGCCGACTGAGGTTGATTCCACTAGGCTGAAGAAAGGGACGATGTTATGTCAAAGCACGATGAGAAGATGGCGGCCCTGCTCGCTGAGGTCGCGAAGGTTCTTGAGCCGCTCGCCGCGAAGGACGCGGCGGCTGCCAAGATCGCCAAGGAGGTTGGGAAGATGGTCAAGGAAGACAAGGTTCGTGGATTCAAGGTGACGAAGCGGTATCGGGTCAAGTTCTCGCCGGGGCAGTTGATGCTGCTCGACGGGAAGGGGCCGAAGGACCGCCGAGTCGCGGCCGCGAAGGTGAATACCTCGCTGTCGAAGTTGCTGAACTCGGACGTTGAACCCGCCGAGGTCCGCGACACGATGGTCAAGGTTCTCGGGTCGATGAAGGAAATCGGTGCGTGGAACAAGCACTCCGAGGCCCTCGTCGATCAGGTGCTGGAGGTCTACACTCGCGAGCGGTCGAACGCTTGACGCAAGTCACGCGAGGCTGATCCGCGATCAAGCGGGGCGACTTCGGTCGCCCCGCTTTTTTTGTCTGATCGCTCGTCACGGTTCCGTGGAAAAAGTTCCAAGATGGGCTTGCTAAATCTTTCTGGACTGCAATATGATCCCGCCCCGCAAGACAAGGAGGCAGTGATGCAGGCAGCATGGACGCGGGCAGCATGGACGCGGCACGACCGGCCCCGGCCAACCCTCGCAAGGGGGGGCCGGGGCCGCAGGGCCGGGGCGTCCCCAGCCGGTGAGGGGGGCCGCAGCCGCAGGGCCGCAGGGGGCCGCAGGGCCGGGGCCGCAGCCGCAGGGCCGCAGGGCCGGGGCCGGGGCAAACGGGCCGCAGGGGGGCCGCAGGGGGCCGCAGCCGCAGGGGGCCGCAGGGCCGGGGCCGCAGGGCCGCAGGGCCGGGGCCGCAGGGGGGCCGCAGGGCCGGTCACGCTGACCACGGCTGAACTGAACGCGGTCGCTCAGGCTTACGTCTGGTTCGCCGTCAATCGTGACGTCGAGCCTGCTCTCGTGCTGCGACGACTGATGCAGCGTTCACTGAAGAAAGGAAAATGATGCAGACTTTCTTACCGTATGAAGACTTCGCACGATCCGCGAGCGTCATCGACACGAAGCGTCTTGGAAAGCAGCGAGTCGAGGCGAAGCAGATCCTGATCGCCCTCGGCGTCAACGTCGGCGATCACATTGGCAACGCATCGAGCCGATGGAGGCACCATCCGGCCGTCTTGATGTGGAAGGGCCACGAGGACTGGCTCGCGACGTATGCGGTGTGCATCTGCCGCGAGTGGATCAACCGTGGATGCCGTGATTCTTTGCTCGGGCAGTTCGCTGATGCCGCAGCGATGATGCCGATTCAGCAATATCCAAAGTGGCTCGGCGTCGCCGAGTTCCACAGATCGCATCGAAGCAATCTGCTCCGCAAGTACCCGGAGCATTATTCGCGGTTCGGGTGGTCCGAGCCGGATGACCTTGAGTACGTCTGGCCCTCACGGGGCGAGGAGTAAACGATGAGTGTCTTGTATTCAGCCTTCGTCAGCAGGCAGATGACCTTCGACGAGCCGAGCGAAGTCGTGGTCTGCATCATGGAGGCGAAGGCGGCAGGGTTTGAGTTGGAAGGCAAGAGGATGATCAAGCAGCCGAACGGGGCTTACATCCCAGACGACGGAACGTGGTTCGCGGATCGCGGCGATGCGGTTCGGAAAGCCATCGAGATTCTTGAGGGGCGAATGGCGTCATTTGCCAAGAAGATCGCGGAACTGAAGAAGGAGGTTTGCTGAAGATGTCGTACACTGAAACCATCACGGACGAAGAGAACATTCTCGGGTTCGGTGCTGGCTCCACCGTGGAGGCCGAACTCTACTACACGATCGACCCCGGTGATCCGGGTTGTTGGCGGGACTCCAACGGCGACGGATGGCCGGCGACGCCTCCGTGCGTCGAGTTGGAGGCGATCTCGATCCTCGTCGTCCGCGACGCCGAAGGCAACGCAGTGACGCTGACGGCAGAGCAAGAGGACGCGGCGGTCAAGTTCGTTGACGAGGACACGCAACTCCGCTGGGAGTCAATCGAAGAACGGATCTTCGATGATCTGGCGGATCACAGCGAAGACGCAAACTGGGAGGACGCACGACATGAGTGATTTCATAGCCGATGGACACGCAAGGGGCCGGACGATCACGGTGTCAACGACCAGAAGCGAGAGGCTTGCGAAGCGTCACGCGATGCTCTGGATGGTGGCTCGCGCTGCTGCCAGAATCGCTGACGACGCGAACCTGTATTCCCGTGGCCTCTACGAGATCCATCCGGCGTTGATGCTTCGGCTCCGCGAGGCCGTCGACCGCATCAGGCCGGACATGAAGCGCATGGAGGCAGAACTCGCCTCTGGAGGTGACCAAGATGCAGAGTGACATCCTTATCGTCTGCCCCCAAGCGGTCGTACCCGCTTGGGGGCAGCAGATCGCGTCGTGCGAAGCGAAAGAACCGTGGAAGCATCAGCAGGACGCAGCGAAGTGGGCATCGTCCCGGCGGTCTGCGATGCTCGCGCTGGATATGGGTACCGGAAAGACGCTGACAGCATTGATGATCGTCGGGCGATCCGGCCTGAAGCCCGTCATGCTCGGAGGCGGCAGCACGGCGACTCGTGCCAAGACTCTTTCGCGTGAGATCACACTCAGGCCGAACGGAACCAGACTTGCGGTCGTGACGAACTACGACAGCGTCTGGCGTGGCGAACTCGGCAAGATCATCAGCAAGCACAAGTGGTCTGTCATCATCCTCGACGAGTCGCATCGAGTGAAGTCCCCCGGTGGTCGTGCGTCTCGGTGGCTGGCATCTCTGGCTCGCGCGAACCCTTCGGCAAGGCTCCTGTGCCTCACTGGGACGCCGATGCCGCACTCGCCGCTTGACCTATATGGTCAGTTCAGGTTCCTCGATCCGGCGGTGTTCGGCACGAGTTTCGCCCGAATGCGAGCCAGATACGCCGAGTGCGACCATATGTTTCCGAGCAAGGTTCGTCGGTGGATACGTCAGGACGAGTTGGCTGGGATACTCGACAAGAACTCGTTTCGGGTTACGTCGGCAGAAGTCCTAGATCTTCCGCCGGTCATGCACGAGGTCATTCCGGTTACGCTCACTGGCAAGTCTCGCAAGTTCTACGACGCCCTAGAAAACGACATGGTCGCGAAACTTGAGCAAGGCACAGTAGTCGCGGCGAATGCTCTCACGCAACTGCTCCGTCTTCAGCAGGCTACAAGCGGATACGCGTCTATTCAGGTCAGCGAGACTGAGGTCTCTTCTCAGCCGATTGACGGCCCTCCATCAAAGCGTGTCGCGTTTCAGGAGTGGCTCGAGGACTTACCGCAGAACGAGCCGGTCGTTGTTTTCTGCAGATTCCGGTGTGATCTCCGCGAGATCGCGTCGGCGTGCGAGAAACTCGGTCGGTCGTGTTCGGAACTCTCTGGCGGCTCGAAGGCTGGCCTGGGTCAGTGGCAGGCAGGCGAAACGTCTGTCCTCGCTGTTCAGATTCAGTCTGGTGGAGTCGGCATTGATCTCACTCGGGCTTCGTACTGCGTCTACTACTCGCTCGGGTTTTCGCTCGGTGACTATGAGCAGAGCCTCGCTCGCGTTCATCGCCCGGGGCAGACTCGGTGCGTTCACTACTATCACATCGTCACTCAAGACACCGTCGATGAGGTCGTCTATGACGCACTAAAAAAACGACGCGAGGTCGTTGATGCCGTATTGCACCGGCTGGCAAAAAGGGCTATAAGATGAAACCGTGCAGTCGCTGCGGCAAGAGGCCGCGAATCGAAGGGCTGGGCATCTGTGACCCGTGCGTCAGTGCGGCGGCAGAGGCGAGGCAAAAGGAGGCCGAGGTCGCAAGGAGCATCAGGCTCGATCTTGCGAAGACCACTGCGAAGACCACCGGGCTTCCGCAAGACTTATATAAGTGTCCGATCCGCGAGCGTCGCGGTCGAAAGGAGTTGAGGGTGTTTCTGGAGGACGATGAAAGTGGCAGCGACATTGAATGATCTTCTTGCTCGCGTCGTGAAGAAGCAGGCCGAGCATGACGAGGCGATGATTCGGGCGAAAGCCATCAAGACTGAGTTGGAAGAAATCGAGAGCCTCGCCGCCGAGGCACTCGCAGTGAGCGGGCTGGAGAAAGTGACCTGCTCCGGCAGGTCGTGGCGGATCGAGACTGCAACCTACTTGAACGTGCCGAAGGATAACCGCGAGGCTGTCTTGGAGGCTGCGGTCAAGGAGGGCATCTCGGACGAGTTGACGACCGTGAACACGTCCACGTTGAAGGCGTGGCTGACGGAGCGTCACGGCGATGATGCCGACAAGGTTGAATCGCTGGCGGCTGGGACTGCGTTCGAAGGTTTGGTGACTGAGTATCGTGAGATCCGGCTGCGTAGCCGGACGTCTGGTTGATATTCTTTTTTCGCAAGGAGCGAGAACATGAGTGGTGAAATGATTCGCGGTGTCACTGGTTCCAACTTCCTCGCGCTGCGTCCCGATTCGGACGTCCGCGAGGCGTTGACCGCCAACCTCGGCCCCGGAGAGTCGCTGAACGCGAGCGATCTGCCTCGCGTTCCGACGCCATCCGGCGGCGGAAAGGTGTTCGCGTGGACGGACTCGGGCAACAACGAGCAGTCCGCGAAGAGCATCGACGGTGCGCTCGTGTACTACGGCGTTCGTGGTACGCTCTGGGGCAGCGAGGAGCCGCAGGGCAAGGTGTCTCCGGTCTTGGTCTCGTACGACCTCATCACGGCGATCCGCGTGAACGACGACATCGGCGATCTCAACGCCGACCAGTTGGAGGCGTGCCGGACGGGTGATCGCACCTACGACTGGACGCGTCTGCCGTGGAATCAGTACGGCACGAGCAAGTCCGGTCGCGGGAAGCGGTGCAAGGAGTCGCGGCTGATGGCGATCCTTCGCCGTGACGAGGCGTGGCCTCTGCTCGTGACCGCTGGGCCGGGGTCGCTGAAGACCGTCGTGCCGTTCGTCAAGCGGCTTCCCGTTCCGCACTTCCGTGCGGAGGTGAGCCTGACGCTCGACAAGGTCGAGAACGCCGGAGGTCAGCCCTACTCGCAGATCGTCCCGAAATTGGTCGGCACGATCTCGAAGGAGGAGGGCGAGGCTCTTCGGCATCTTTACACGATCCCGCTCTCGCGGATCGCTGCCCAGATCGACGTCGTTGACGCTTGAGCAAGGAACGCTCTGGCGTGTCGTTCGTCAACCGGGGCGGGAGAGCATAGACTCTTCCGCCCCGGCTTTTCTTCTTCTCATTCTCACGGCCATCGAAAGGACACGGCGGCATGATTGGGTCATATACTGCACTTGGATGGAAGATAGTTCGGCTCTACGGAATCACAGGCAAGGGGTCTTGCTCATGCGGAAGGGGAGCGTGTCACACTCCGGGCAAGCATCCCGTTGGTTCAAACTGGCAGGCATCGGCAACGTCCGACGAGGAGATCATTCAGTCGTGGTACGACGACGATCCGAACGCGAACATCGGCATTCTGCTTGGTCAGTCTTCAGGCGTCATCGACATAGAACTCGACGACAACGAAGCGAAAGAGGCGTGGGCTTCGCTCGGGCTCGGCGAGATATGGACGCCGACGTACACGGCAGGACGAGGCCCGCATAGGCTCTTCAAGTGGCAGGACGGGCTTCCGCTCGTGGCTGTGAAGAAGGTCATGGGCATCGAGGTTCGGCTCGGCAACGACGGCAAGGCATCGCAGTCTGTGCTGCCGCCGAGCAGGCACCACTCCGGTGCGAGGTACGCTTGGGTTGACGGACTCGGTCCTGACGACGTCCCGGTCGCGCCGATACCGGAGAAGTTGCTCCGGCTCTTGTGGAACGACGACGGCTCTCTTCCTCGTGAGTACCGAGAGCCGGCGAGTTCGATCCTGCACAAGAAGGTGACGGAGGGCGGCAGAAACACCGCACTCTATCGGTTCGCCTGCGATGAGGCGTTCAGGTGTCGCGACATCAACTCGGAGAAGGAGCAGCAGGATCTTCTCGGCAAGATCATGGCGATCAATCAGTTTCAGTGCGTCCCGCCGCTGGACAAGGCTGAGTTAGTCGCGATCTATCGGTCTGCAGTCGGCTACGTTCGCAAGACGCAGTCCGCTGGCGTTCCTGTTGAGGCCGCGATGGCCGAGTTCGAGAAGGACATCGACGATCGCAAGAAAAAGGGCAACCCGACTCCGAAGGAGAAGGACTGGGTCAAGGCGTTCACCGTCACTGGCCTGCATCACGCTCCACCGCGAGACGGCGGCGAGCCGGAGTGGTGGCCCGGAGAGTGGCAACTCACGGTCGTTCATTCAGACCCGCTCGAGTATCGCCTGCACGTTCCGGCGTGGAGGGAACTCACGGCGTCCGGGTCTGGCAACATCGCCCTGACGGTCGATCAGTATCGCTCGTCCACGAAGGTCGCGGCGGCTGTCCTCGCTGCCACAGGCACCGTCATGCTGGACGACGAGCCTGGGAAGTGGCGTCGCATCTGGGACGGCGGCGGGAAGAAGAAGCCGACGCGAGGAATCAAGGCGAAACTCCTAGACAACGTGCAGCACGAGTATCCGGGGGCGTCCAGCCTGCGGTACGTTGTTCTCGCCGGATGGCTCTACGACAGGCTGTCGCAGGCTGCCCAGCCGAATGACGACGATCTGCCGGACGCGACGGGACGGGCCGCGTGGAGGCAGGACGGGACGCTCTGGTGGAACTGGACGAAGGTCTGGGAGGACATCGACAGGAACCACAGGGTTCTTGAGGGCGAGCGTCTGGCATTGAAACGGCGGCTGATCGCCCGGATGGACGACAGCGTCAAGGACTTCCGTCACGCCGAGTATCGCCATATCGGCGGAGCGAGGAAGTCATACATCGTCTGGACGAAAAAGGAGTTCGCCATCTTGGAGGCTATGGCAACCGAAGAACCCGGCGGGGCTTAGTAGGGAAAAAATATTTTTCTAAAAAAGTAGCATTTATGAGCCCGGTTTTCCCGTCAGGGCATCTAAGTGGCTGCGTGGCTTGGACTTAGGTTGACGGGAAAACCCGCGGTAAATAGGTTTTTGCCGCACAAATAAAGGCGTCAAGGAGGATTTCTGTGCAAATCGCAAGGCTGATCGGTGGTGCAGGCACCGGGAAAACGACGGAACTCCTGCGGATCATGGAGTCGGCACTGGAACACATCAAAGAACCGACCCTGCTCGGATTCGCGAGTTTTACTCGCGCGGCCAGAGCCGAGGCGGTCGGGCGAGCGTCTTCCGCCTGGAACGTCGCCCCGGAGGTTCTGTCCAAGCACGGATGGTTCAGGACTGTCCACTCTGCGGTACTTAGGTGCCTGGGGGGGGACGCGAAAGACCTCATAACCGAGTCAGAAAAAGACCTCCATTGGTTATCTGGCGTTTTTGGGGTGAACCTGTCCACCTCAGTGGACGACGAGTTGGGCCGGACTCAGTTCATCGGCGAGCCCTCCGTGGCGTCAGCCATGAACTGCTGGTCGCTGGCGAGGACGACGTTCCAGCCGCTTGAGGGCGTGGTCAAGCGGATGCGAACGATTGACGACAGCGTCGCCGACTACGCCAGATGCGTGCAGTTGATCGAGAAGTACGAGTCGGCGAAGCGAGTCGAAGGCAAGATGGACTTCGACGATATGCTGCTGATGTTCGCAGGGATCAGGTGTTCCCCGACGTCTGGAACCTACGAGACTACGCCGATCGGCGAGATTCCCGGCGTCCACGCTTGGCTGTTCGACGAACAGCAAGATGCCTCGCCGCTGCTCGACGCTGCTTGCAGGCGGCTCGTCTCGGCTCCAACGGTCAAGTGGGCCTACGTCGTGGGCGACCCGTTTCAGGCGATCTATGGATTCGCAGGGTCGAGTGCCTCGTGCTTCATGTCTTGGAAGGCAGACAAAGAGCGGATCATGCCGAAGTCGTACAGATGCCCGAGGAAGATCTTGGAACTCGGCGAACTGTGCCTGAAGAACACGAAAGGGTACTTCGACAGAGGCATCGCCCCGGCCGATCACGAAGGCTTTGTCTACGACACTGGTTCTATCGACGATGTAGTTGAGTTGGTCGATCCATCGCAGGACTGGCTCCTGATCGCACGAACGAACTATCAGGCCGCGAGACTCGCTGCTTCGCTGCACTCATTCGGGAAGCCACACAAGTGGACTACTCAGCCCGAAGGCGTGACGCATCGCTCACTCGGCCTGAAGGGCTTGTTTGAACTCGAACACGGCCGACCCGTCACTGGCGAACAGTGGAAGCACGCGATGGAACTGCTGCCTCAGCGAGACAAGCACGGGGTCGCGTTCATAACGCGAGGCACGAAGTCGAAATGGAAAGACCCCGAGGTCGCGAAGCAGTGGGACAGGATCTGGCCCGAAGAACTTGAGCAAGTCGGTGCGACGCAGGCTTTGATCGCGAAGTTGAAGTCTGCATCGTGGGTGGAACTCGTGGACAAGGGGGCCAAGTGGCGAGAGACTGCAAGGCGATTCGGCGTTGATCTCGCATGCGAACCTCGCGTGCGAGTAGGCACGATTCATTCTGTGAAGGGGGCCGAAGCGGACAACGTCGCCATGCTGACGACGACAAGCAAGAAAGTGGATTCTGGTATGGAAGACCAGAACCAGCGGGACGAAGAGTGCAGGATCGCCTACGTCGGCGTGACGCGGGCGAAGAAACACTTGCACATCATCCGGGAGGGACGCCCCGGAACGCCAAGGATGGAGATGCCATGATCGAGATCATCAAGATGGACGATCGCACGAACTGCGACAGGTGTCATGCACGGTGCCATGACTTCGTGCGAGAAAAGAAGGGCGAGATGCTGCTTCAGTGCTGCTTCTGCGGTGAGACGAAGTGGGTGTTCGGCCAAGTTCCTTCGCAGAAAGCGGCTGTGGATTTGAGGTTGAAGTACGGACGATACGCGGGTAAAACGCTCGCCGAGATTGTTGTTGAGCCACGAGGCGAGGAGTACCTTCGCCTACTTGCCGCAGATACCCCAAAACTCAGAGGACCGATCGAGGAGTTCTTACGCTCCGCCGTGAGCGAAGCAGGCTGTACCCAGCCTTCATCAGCCGCATCGGCCGCCCAGCCGGACAGAGGCGAGTATCCCCGGTAGTCAGTGACGAATGTTTTACCATCCTTTCCATTCGGGTGCTGACCCCCGAGAGGCTTCGGCCTCTCGGGGACAGCACCGGACGGAGTCACAAACAAAGGCAGGAACATGCACTACAGAGTCAGCAATTCGAAGGCCCAGCGTTACGTTCAACTCAAGGCTCGGTTCAAGGGAAGCAACCTCTTCTCCGACATGGTCGCTGGAAACTACGTCGTGTATTCGTACGGCACTCACTGGCCGCTCTTTGTGTTTCATGCCGAATCCGGCATTTGGTACGAGAACATGGACAAGAGGAGCGCGACCACGAGCAGGCACAGGACTCAGGCCCATCCGGGCTGCGGAACCGTACTGATGGGACACGACGAGATCCTTGAGTTCGTTTCTTCGGGTTGACTCAAGATTCCGGGGTTGATACAAACCCCCTTCATGGCAAAGGAATCATCAATCGTCGCGTCGATCATGCGGTCCGCGAGGGCCGCAGGGTGGTGGGTGATGAAGATCCACGGTGGGCCGCATCAGGTGTCGGGAGTCCCAGACATCCTGTGCGTGAAGCAGGGGCGAGCCGTCTTCTTGGAGGTCAAGCAGCCCGGAAACAAGCCGACGCCGATTCAGGTCTACAGGATGAACGAGATTCGCTCCGTCGGCGGGGCGGTCTGTTCTGTTGTCACGTCACGAAAGGAAGCCGATGCGGTACTTCAAGATGATCCGCCGGGTGAACATCGGAACGCTCTCGATCAGTCTGTCCTTCGAGCGGAGCGAAGGCATTCCGTGCGACCACATGGAGGCACACGCGGAGACGGTCGTCGAGGCGGTCAGGAACATGGTTGATGAAGACGACGAGCCGTCGATCACGGCTGCCCGGATCTGTGAAACTTTCCAGCACCTCAGCAGCGTCCGTGTTCTCACGGACGACGGCGAAGGTGGCATCGCTTACTCGTAATCAGGAGTGCGTTCGATGAGCGTTCAAGAACTGGTTCTGGTCTGCAGCGGCATCTCGATCAACGCAATCACATTCGCGCTCGGCCTCATCGTCGGGGCCAGCCTTCGCGTCCGCAGGCTGAAAGAATAAACATGAGCAATCACCGGCGTGCGCAGCAAGACCTCCTCGAGTTCTTGAAGGACGCCAGAGCAGTGTCGATCACGCAGAAGTGCTACGTGGACGCCATCGTTGTCTGGCGTGTTGGCTACGTCATCGACCCAGACATGGAGTTCACGACGCTCGACGAGCAAGAGCGGGAAATAAAGTCTCGATGCCAGATAAGGGCAGTCGAATGCACAGTTGACGCGGATGGCAGGCGAACTGTTGAGGTCGAGTGGATATGATCTCGCTGCCAGAGCATCTCGTTTTCCCACTCGCGGAATTCTCCGACGCTCATACGTCTGCGGTCGATAGGGGGCGCGAAGTCCTGCGTGACGCGAGCGTGGCGTTCGTCGGCCTCGCACGCGACTGCGCGAGGCAACTTGAAGCCAACCTTCGCAGCGTCGCAGATATGTCTAGCGGCTTCAGATCGTGGATGCTGCACATCGAGAGCAACGACTGCATCGACGACACGCACGGGGTTCTGTCTGACTTCTGCTTCGCGTACCAGAGCAGGGCATCGTTTCGGTATCAGTCTCTCAGCCGCGAGCGATACGGCAGCGAGTTCGGCGGCAGGCGAACGCAGGCTCTTGCTGAATACAGGACAGCCTGCCAGGAGTGGGTCCGCGAGTCGGCGTCTCACTGCGACTTCGTTGCCGTGATCGACTTCGACATGGGTGGCGGCTGGTCACGCGAAGGGTTCTCGGCTGGCGTAGGCACGCTGAACGACATGACCGACGCATACGGCATGGCGAGCGTCGGCCTTGCCATGCTTCCGATGGTCGTCGCGACGGTCGGAGACAAGCAGGTCGTTACCGAAGACTGGCGGATGTACGACGCATGGGCTCTTCGCGGGGTCGGGCAAGAGTCGTGCTACTGGGATGCCTACACAGCCGGATACGGCGGGTGGTCGCAC